TCTAGCGTGTAATACCCTATCTTTTGTTGGTGTAAATGACGAAGGTGCGGGTGTCATTACACCCTTGTCGCTAACCCATTCTTTGCTATCGTTACCCATTTCTAGCCCTGTGTTGCTTGTGTATGTACCAAACTCACCGGAAATGTAAGGGGTGGTAGTAGTAACACACCAAAGATAAGGACTAAATGAGGCAGAAAACTCTCCAAAATAATTTAAAGTTTGTTTGATAGATGCGACAACGTGTCTACCACTTTGAATTGTATTATCAGCACCACTTTTTCTTACTTTATTTACACAAAATACATCACCCGAAGATAGTGCGGGGTCAGCATCAAAGAAAAAAGTAACATATTCTGATATTGGGTCAGTAGATTGTGGGTATTGCGTAGCAACATTTATCGCCCAATTAGCATACCCGAATAAATTATTAGTATCAGCAATAGCGGGGTCAAACTCTACCCCTGTGTATTTACCTGCGTAAACTATATTTCCGTTGCCTGTTTGAGCATTACCATAAGGTAAATCATTTTGTGAAAAACTTAGTGATGTTGTTAATACACCATTTGTTACCGGATTTATACCACTTGCGTTAAAATTATTTGAACCTGTTATAGTAATACTACTACTTGTAGTATAACCATGACCCGAAGGTAAATCAATAGTTGTTCTTAAAGTCCCATCAATGGTTTTTTCGTAAAAAGAATCTATGTTTAAACCGTCATATTGGTCCTCTAAACTATTAGGACCACTACTACTTTCGTTATTATACATCTGTATAGGGTGGCTTGAACCTAACTGCATTCTTTGATTAGATGTTTCTTTGTAATTATCATCTACATCAAAACCAACATTACTACTTAATACTTTTAAGGGTAATGAACCTAGATTCATAATACTTTTAAAACCTTGTGCGTCATAAAGCCAATATTCTGTAACTGCATTTTCAGAATCGTTAATACCTTTTTGTCCTATTTCCCAAAGAGGGACTTGTCTATCAAGAAGGCTTATATTATCAGTAGCGTTTAGGTCTATACTTCTCTCTCTACCTTTTTGTTTTATACTCATATTGTTTATTACGCCTCTCCACACCGGCCTATCTATTCTAGGGGTTTGACTACCAAAAATTAATAAAGACCAATCAACAGGTGTTGAAGAAGAAAATATACTTTTAAGATTTAATAAATAATCTTGTTTTCTCATACCTAAGTTTAGGTTTTCTGCCCCACCACTTTCGTATTTAGGCATATCATTTATTTCTAAATTAGCAGTCGAAAAACCATTTAGGGGATAAGTAATTTTTAAAGATTGAATAGGGGTTTCATAACTTGCATAATCTTCTGCATCTGTAAGGTATCTAACTAGACCTACTCTATCTATCATAAGAGTAGTGCTACTACTACTACCGGATTTAGGTTGTAGGGTCAATTGAAACCCATACATATTTTCTGCTGTTCTTGTTTCTGTAAATGCCGCACTGGTTACTTTTTTTTGCCCGTTAATATATACATCATAAGTTTGTGCTGTATAATCCATAACAAAATCAAAATCTATCCATGTATCATCATTAATAATATTTTGTTGTGTGTTGTTGCCTACATACTCAAGACCTAAAGCATCATATATTATTGTATTAGCATTGTCTAAATCAATAGTTTTACTTATTGCGGGGTTTCCACTAAACCCACTAGAATAACTTGCGTCGGGAAAATCCGACCTTTCAAAACCTAATTCAAAAAGTAAGTTTAAATCAATTTTACCATTATTTGTAGTAACACCGTTAAAGGCTCTTGCCGCTATTCTTGCGGTAAAAGTATCTCCATCTAATTTACTGTTCAAAGAACCTTTGTAAATTAATGTAGGTTTTGTGCTACTACTATTAAAAAGACTACGGTATGTTTGTATAGCCAAAAATGGTTGTCCTGATGGAGATGTAATAGGTGCAAAAAGGTTTTTCGGGGTTTTACTTAAAGAGGACCAAGTAGTATCTCCTAATGTTTCTCCCATCCATGTGCCTATTAAATGCCCTCTTTGTATGAAATCCCCACTAGCAACCATCCACCCTGCTGATTTAACATTGTAATTTGCTGTAGTATAAGGAAACATACTTGTTCTCCCAAATGTCGCATCATTATCTCCGGTAGGTATATAGTATTTACCTAATGTATCATAACCATTTGAAAGTAAAAGATAATCTTCACTAGATACTGCGTTAAACTCATATCTATTAGCAACGTGTCCGTCGGGATATTGTAATTGCGCTCTACCTTCCCACTTTTCGGGTTTTTGTCTTGAAGTATCATAAGACAACCACTCAAAAAGACCGTTGTTTTTAAGGTATTGGTTGTCGGTAGTGCTTAAAAACTTATTACCATACTGCGCTATTCTATTTCTGTCTGCTATACTAAATCTATATCTAGGATTTAATGTTGCTTCACCATTCATAGGATTACCAAAATGGCTTAATGATATAGAATAATCATTAGCAATATTAGGGTAGTTAATATCATCCGGTATAGCCCTAGCACCGTTAAAATCATCGTAGTAGCCCGCAAGCCATACCCCATACATATTAGATACTTTTCTTACCATTAAAACACCTTAACTGCTAGTAAATAATATTCCTCTTGCGTTACCGCCACTTTCTATTTCATCTAATATTTGATTTGCTACTTGGTTAGTAGTCATACCATTAAAAGTATTACTCATAATTACTTCTGTGGTAGTTATAAGGGTTTCTACCCCCTGTTGCACTACTTGTTTAACTAGATTTCCGGTTAAATTATCAGAAGAAAATCCGTAAAATAATTCTTCTCTACTGTTAGCAAAGTCATGCAAAGCATCCGAAGCATCTTGGTAGCCATCTACTAAAATACCCATAGCCTGTTTTTCAGAATTAGTTAATATCTGTAGACCGGACTCTACACCTTCTACAAACGCATTCCAGTCATCTAAACTTTCTATGCTTCTTGCTCTAACTATTTCTGCAAATATAGCATTTTCTTCTTCAAATGCTTTTATAGTTGCTTCCCAAGTATCATTCCTATCATCTATGAAAAATCCTTCGGGTGATTCTCCGCCCGGAACTATTCGCCCTAATTGTATAAAACCATCTTTGCTTCTTTCTAAACTTTGACCTAACGTGCGGTTTCCTAAACTCATGCCTTCTTCTCCAAACTTATTAACGTGTTGAACATTTTTCTCTAAAGCAGAAAAATACGCTTCCATACCTTCTTCGTCAAAAGTCCCTGCTTCTTTTTCTGCAAGAACAAATTGTGCTTGTTTAATATCTAAAAGAGATTGTTCTAATCCTAATTCTCTTTCTAGTTGTTCTATTTTTGCTTTACTTACTACATCTTCAAACTTGGCTAATTTTTTTACTTCTTCGGATTTATCCGATATTGATGTAGTAAGACTTTCAATAGTATGTGTTTCATCTTTTATCATATCTATTAATTCGCCTGTGCTTGCTTTGTATTTATCCATAGATTCTAAATCACTATCAAAGTTTAAATTATCTGAATCTCCCATAATACCTAAAAACTCTAAACCTTCTACTAATAATACAGAAGCCGTTAATAAAGCGGCATAAAACGGTATTGCTCTTGCTACTGATGCCGCCGCAACCATAACACCTGCACCAAAGGCTCTAAGACCTGTTGCCGCCGCCGTTGCCGCACCACCAAGATAAATGTAAGATGTTGCTAAACCCGCATTTGCTCTCATAGCAATAACACTAGCAGTAGTATTCTGATGAGTAATATAAGTATCGTAGCCTACTGCATCAGTATTAATTCTTGTTGCTCTAGTATTAACAGCACTAGAAACAGTTTCTTTATCTTGGACAGCCGTTCTCATGTGCATGGCTCTCATCTGCATTATCATAGCCGCAGTATTTAGAACCATACCTATTCTCATACTTTTTTGTCCCGAACCAAACATCATAAACATAGTTCCCATTATACCCATTCTAATACTTAAACGATTCATAGATGCCGCATGAGCCGCCGTATCTTCAAGCATAGCCTTTCTTTTAGTTTCGTCATCTATTTTTACCTGTAATGTATGTGCCGATAATTTACCTGTTAATTCATTGTAAGATAGCCCCATTTGGTCTATTAATTGTATAGTAGTTTGGTCTACTGCGTGTTTGTTTGTATCAGTTATACCTAAATTATATACTGCCCTTGCTTCTTCGTCTATTGTAGTAATTAAGTGTTCTCTATCTCTAATTTCTCCTTGTATTAATTGACTTTCTACTCTTAATTTTGCTATATTATCTTCATCCGCAAACATTTGTTTTCTTAATTTAATATCTAAAATAGATTGTTCAGCATCTCTTTCCTTTGTAAGTTTAGCAATAATTCTGTTTTTTTGATTCTCATTTTTGTTAGCATTTTGGGCTGTTATTTTATTATTAAGATGTTTTATGTTTGCATTATTTTTGTTGGCTATTATTTCTTCTGCTTGGTTTTTATGTATGTTTGTAAAAGAAGCATTTACGGTAGTATCTAATTTTCTGTATTCATTTATTTCTGCTTGTATCGCTATAATATTTTGCTTTCTCCCATCTAATTGTCCTTTTAAGGCAAAAGTTTCTTCTAGTGTTTTACTCATGTTATTTACTTCTGCGTCTGTAAGTCTTTCTAACTCTAGCGTTTGCATTGTTAAAGCATCTGTAATGTCTTGGACACCTGCTTCATAGTGCATCATCTGTGCTGTGCCTCTTTGGTAAGCATCGGATTTATTACCGTAAGCATCTTGGTTAATTAACTCTTCACCGGATAAAGCCCTTACAACAGATTGGTATGTTCCCATAGCAACGGTAAGCATTTGTAAATTAATTATAGTATTAAACATAGGGCTTACGCCTGTTTGTAATATTTGGCCGAAGGATGCAAACCTACCTATTACATCACCTATACCTTCATCACCTAAAAACATAGCAATTTCGGCATTTAAATCAGCCTGTCTATCTGTTGCTGATGTTAAAGCAGGTATTAAAGAATTACCAATAGCACCGGACATATTTTTAAGTCTTGCTTCTGCTTGTTCCAATTGGAATAAATCTGTTTGTCTCCTTCTGTTTATTTCTTCTAAAGCAGGAGATAATCTCATAGTCGCTTCAAACTCTAACTCTAAAGCCCTGTTATAGTTTTCGCTTAACTTTAAAAATCTAGTATAATGTCTATTACCTGCTACTTTTTGGGCTAAAGTAGTTTTTTCGTGTTCCTTTAATTCAGGATATATTTTATTTAAATCCATCATTATTTTTGAAAGACTTCTTAAGTTTTCATTTTCATCGTGTGTAGCAATACCTAATGCGTGGAATGCGTCTGCCGCACCATTTGTATTAGCACCTAACCTAGCGTATATCATACGCAAGGCTCTACCACCCTTACCTTGTTCTTCACCGGCTTCAATAAGGACAGCAGACTGCGCCGCCATAGCCGCTATACTTTCTCCTGTAAGGTGAGCCTGTGATGCGAATTGATTCATAACATAAGTAATCTGTTCCATTGTAGAAGCAGACCTGTTTTCGATTGTGTTTAATTGGTCTAGTATTCTAATAGAGTTTTCTCTAATCCCATTTATTCTTTCTTGTTCGGTAGCATTTTCCATTATACCGTTAGTCATAAACTTAGTCTGTTGCTGTAAGTTAATCATACGTTGCATAGCCGCTTCGGTTTCCATGTTACTTATCATACCGAATTGCATACCTACTTCTGTGCCTACACCCATACTACCTGCGCCTAAAACACCCGTTAATTGAGCCATCCTTGCCGCCGCTTGGAATGTTTGGTCGGCTGAAAATCCGAAATCTAAACCTATTGACTGTATTTCTTTTTGTATTTTTGCTGTATCTTCTGTTACATTAAGAAACTTTTCTAATTCTATTCTTGCTGTTTCTATTTCTCTAGCAATAGGTGTCATGCTATTCATCATACCGGCAAATTGGTCGCCTATGGCTTGACCGGCTTCTTGCACACCACTAATAGCGTCAAGCATAAGAGACTGAAACACTACACTTGCGGTTTTAGCATCTTTAATTAATCTGTTTGCTTGGAATGTCCCTACAACGTCGAAGAAAACCCTAGACGCACCTGCTCTAAGAACAAGTAAAGTAATAGCACATACGATAGGCATTATGCTTGTAAAATACCCTAAAAATAAGTTATCTATCATACCGCACTATCTCCACTCTCACCCTTTATAGGCATTCCGCTATCCTTAATTGCTTTAAGAACATCCCCACCGTCTGATAAGTATTTTCGTTGCTCTCTCCTTTGGTTTCTACGTGCTACTGCGCCTTTAGCATCAGTCTTAGCATCTTTAGTAGCATCGGATATTTTATCGTTTATTTCTGCCGCTACTATCATATCTAATTGCATTTTATAAGACCCACCTTCGCAATCATACCTATCCCATAGGTCCGAAGGTAAGACCCCCTTGTAAGCCATACATAGAGAGGGGGCTACTCTAATGAAATCTATAAAGGGACTGCGCCCTCGTCTACATCCCCACGAACAAACTGTAATATTTCATTTAATTCTTCAAAAGTCAAATCGTCTAAGTCTATATTTTCATCTAAGATACAGTTTGGGACCCACGCTTCTATTTGGTCGGTCATTCCCGCACCCATGTCATCAAGCATAGCCGCAAAATCTTCATTCTGTTCATCGGTCCAATCGCTAGGTTCACCCGCATGACGCATTTTTCTAAATGCTTGTGCTTGTAAATTAGTAATTTTGAGTTTCGCCATTCCCGACGCTTGTTTAACCCATATTCTTGTTCCATCATTTAGTTCTATTTCTTTTTTTAGCACCGGCATATTTATCACTCTTTTTTTTATTTACGGGCATTTCAGCCTCGCTTATCAGACGGATTGTTCCATCCTCTTTAATTTCCCAAACACCTAAAGTGTTTATGAAGGTATTCCTTTGACTCATTCTTCTTCATCTACTTTTGCGCTAAAAGAACGAGGTAATGCTTTCATTACTTTATCCCATCCTAAATCAATTGCTTCTTCTCTTGACAAAGTAGTGTTTGCTACTATATGCCCTTTGAGTAAACCAAGACGATAACCTGCTTTTCTATCTGCTTCGTTAGCCCACCAAAATACATTTTCGGCAGAATGCTGTCCTAATGCTACTGCTAATACTTCTATATCATCTGTTGCTACAAGTATTTTCATTTTTACACCTTACTCTTTTTTAGATTTCTTGGTAGTTTTTTTCTTTGCCGCTTTTTTTGCCGCTTTAGGTTTAATAAGTTTTTCAACCAATCTACCATTTTTTATTTCTTTAGACCATGTTCCTAAATCGTTTTCGTATGTTTCCAAATTATTCACCTCAGTATGCTACTGCGTCGCCGCTAGGTTCTGCAACACCTTTACCTACTAATGCTATATCAATTGCTTTTCCTAGTAGTGGATTCATTAATGCTGTAAAGTTTACACTCATTGTGTTTGTATCTCTACCGCTTATGTTAGCAGTAGGGGCTTCAAATCTTAAGTGATATAGATTTATTGTCATTGAAGAAGGACTTCCTACTGTCTCCATATCTAAAAACTCTAATCTCATAACTGATGCACCGTCGAATGCTAATTGTTCGTATTTAAGACCATCTTCTGCTGTCAAAAGGTCATAGGTAGGTTCTTCTTGTGAGGCTGTGTAAACAACCTCGTTAAAATCAATACTACCGCTAATTTCCATTTGTTGTGAAGCAGGTGCGTGTCTGTAAGTGCTACTACCTAGACCGTATGAGTTATCTGTATCTCTATTCATAGATATACTTAGATTTACCCCTTTAACCTTTGCTGTTGCCGCACCAATTGTTCCGTCGCCGGTATCAAACTTTACTGTTCCGTTAGCAAAGTGTAATGCGTCTAAAGCAACACCATCATAAAGAACACTACTTGTTTGTAGTGAAGATGTAGCGGATTCTGATTTCCCTACGAAGTCAAAACTAGCCATAACGTATTCTCCTACGTTAGCAGTTAAAGACATACTATTAACCATCATACCTGTGTATGTATGTTCTTTTGCTTCTCTACCTACTCTTACGGTAAAAGAAGGATAAATAATTTTGTAAGCAGATGCCGGAACCCAAGCCGTCCCCGCCGCATTAGCGGCAGTAAATCTATACAAACAACCATCAACGGGGTATATAACGTAATCTCCAACGGCATATGCTGTTGCTTGTAACCATGACCCTTTGTTTGCTAATGTTGTAGCATCTGCTCTTTTGTTAAGACCAAAAAACGCTTGTTCTAATCCATGTTTTGAAGTCGAGGCCGAACCTGTTGCTGTATCATCGGGTAAAAGACCATGAAGTAACATACCTAAAAAGTCATCTACTTGAACGGCCATGTTTATACCGCCTTCGGAATATTCTGTTCCTGTTACCATTTTACTTGATTGTTGTCTACTTATGTCGGACCTACCTAGCATTTCAAAGTTCATTGAAATAGATTCGTCGTCTATTTCACCAAAAGTTTGTGTGCCGGAAGGTTCTGTCCCATAAGTTCCTTCTTTTTCTATTGAAATATACCTATTTATAAACTCATTTGTCATAATATTACCTCTATGTATTTGTAGAACGAGCCGAGTCTCTTATCAATATTATCTATGTCTCATATCTATTAAACGCATATAAGTTAATGTTAGAGTATGAACACATACTGTTTCATCGTCATCCATTTTAGTATCTAATTCTGCTTTATAAGATATAAGGCTATCAGTAGTGCCTAAGACCCCTGTATTTACATACAATTCATCGAATATTTCACCAATTATATTTAAGCCTTGTCTATATGCGTTTTCATAATTAGTCCCTTTAGTAGTAACATATATTTCTACATCATAATTTTGTTTTATTTTAGAACCGGATAAGGCTTCAAACTGTGGAGAATCAAGACCTGTAATAAGAACGTGTATATTAGGCGTAGTATATCTATTTAACATCCTAGAAGATATATCGTAACCATATAATATATTAGCATCAGAAACCTGTGTTTTTAGGTATATTTTTTGTGTATTTTTTAATAAATCTACAATAGCAATACCCATTCTAGGAACTGCATCTTGTGCAAAATCACTTGTCATTAATTGTTCAGGGGTAAATGCACCAAACTTAGAATAATATACGTTAGCCCATTTTATATTACCACTTGTATTACCCCATTGTATAATTTTTGATGAACCACTAGCACCTGTAACACTAGAAAATATATCTTCTGCGTTATCATCTTGTATAATTTCATGCACATACAATTTTGCTTTTCCTGTAGCATCTAAAGTTACCCTTAAAATTAATGGAACAGGGTTACTTTCCGTTAAAAGTAAATCTAAATTACTTACTGTAACTGTTGTAGCACCTACTAATTTAAGTGATGTAGCGTTACCTGTTCCTTTTACTTCTACTTTATGTGTTCCGTTATCTAATTTTATAAGTATTTCATCATTATTAGGTGCGGTAGTGTAGGATAAACAAGCGACAAATGTGTATGCTGTATTTGTTGTAGGTATTATTGTATATGTCCCATTTGTTACAACCCAATTACCACCGGATGCAGAACCACTACCGGATGTAGCAGTCCATTCATCTTGAAAATAACCCGTTAATCCTGTTGGGTCTGCACCATTCATTCTACTATTCCAATATTGTGTTGTTGTTGCTACCGCCATATTTACTGCCCCTTTAATTGTTTTCTAAATGTCCTTCCACTTAAACCTTGCCTTCTATTAAATCTTGTTCCTTTTCCTAAATAATAAGCAGAAGTTTTAGTTAATGGTGATAAACCTACATTTGGCTTAACTGTAAATGCCGGTTGTGAGTTTTCACGCAATTCTGTTAAAGACTTTTCACCTCTTTTCATACGACTACCTCTTGCGCCCGTAGGGTTTGTAGGTGAATCCCCTTCGTCAAAAGAACCTATAACAAAAGTAATATACCTTGAATAATTTCTTGTATTTTCTCCTTTTAATTCTTTTAAGTTTCCATATAAAGAATGTGCAATTCTATTTATTGCATCCCCCTCTAGTTTATTACCCGACTGTTGAAAAGAAGTTACGCTACTATCACCAAAACCCTTTTTTCCCCATCTTGATTTTTTCTTAAAATGTCTAGTTTTACTTCTTCCGGGTTTAGCGTTAATATCTTTTCTTGTTTTTTCTACTGTCTTGTGGACTACATCACCCAAAAAAGAGTATGCTAACATATTAACCCCTTGTGTTAGGGTTTCTGCCTGTTTAACAAAAGCGGATTTATCAAAATAAGCCTTAAAACCTAAAGTATATTCTTTATTTCTTAAAAGTTTAGGGTATTTAGGTTTACTTCTATCTATTCTACCGCCCGCCCTAAAACCAAAACGGCTACTTCTTAAATGAGAAGCGGCTTTTTGTTTTCTAACTACATTATCCCATGCTTTTTTTGAATCTGTTTGTGTATTTGTTCCCGGCATATATCCCGGTGCATTAAATAAATCTTTCATATTTGATTGAGTAGCATTTCTAAAACCTGCAAGATTAGCATTTTTAGTAGAAGGTAAAGAAGGATTATCTTTTAGGTATTTTTTTTCTTGTGCCGTAATAGGTCTACCATCTTTACTTCTACGGATTAATTCAACCCAAGTTTGGTCCTCTAATAAAGATATTTCTGTTTGAAAATTGCGTATATTTTGTCCCATTATTGTAGCGTAATTATTTCTTGCTTTAGTCATTGTTCCTAGTCTAACCCAACCCGGATGAGTATAACCATCGGCACTAATAAAAACATGACCTTCTTTTTCTTGTTGTGCTTTAAATTGTTTTTTTAACGTAGCCATTTAATCACCTCAAGAAAAACTTCCGAGATGAGCCAACCGTGTAAGATTATTTACACCTCTTTCTCTAAGTGTATTCCCTCTTAAAGAATCACCGCCTTCGTGAAATGTAGATTCATCTTCCATATAGTATGCCGCCGCTATATCCCCACATATTTCTCTAAGAACATGAGCAAACTCACCTTGTTGAACCGTAACACCACTTGCGTGTGCAATAGAAATACCTGTAACGCCTGTTAAATCATTATTAGATTTTGCTGTCCAAGATATTGTATCTCCGTCAATATTACCGCTAC